GGTGCTCACTCTTACACTAAAGGAACTTCAACAGGCGGCTCAGAAGAAGCGGCAGAGTTCAAAAAGTAAATGATATCTTTAACTGATATAGCGGCAGAGAAAGCTAGCAATGCAATTACAGGTAGAGAAAATACTGTAGGACTCCGTATTGGTGTAAAAACTACTGGGTGCTCAGGTATGGCATATGTATTAGAGTTTGTTGACAATATATTACCAGAAGACAATACTTACACTGACAAGGGTGTTACTCTAATAATAGATAAAAAAGATTTAACCTATCTAGATGGTTTACAACTAGATTATCAGAAAAAGGGATTAAACCAAGGATTTGAGTTCATCAACCCAAATGAATCAGCAAGATGTGGGTGTGGGGAATCATTTACCGTTTAATATAGAGCATATCCTTTTAATCTATTAGGGTTAACACAAGGATAATGTATGATAATAAATAAATTTGATTATAAAGGAAATAAAACTTGAGAACATTAGACCACACCTGTAGTAGTTGTCAATCTGAATTTGTAATAAGTTACAGTGAAAATACAGCAGACGATGAACCTACTTATTGCCCATTCTGCGGCGAATACCTGGCATTGAAACCTATAAATAATCATGATGCACCATATAATCCTAACGTAACTTATTAGAAAGGTTGAATCTATATTGAATTGGACATTTAGAGGTAAAGAATTTACTGAAGAACATGTCGGTGAGTATTTTGGAATAGTTTACTTAATCACCAATCTACAGAATAATAGAAAATATGTAGGTAAGAAGTTTTTTACCAAAGCTTCCCGGAAGCAAGTAAGGGGTAAAAAGAAAAAAATCAGAGTGAAGTCTGATTGGGAAGAATATTGGGGTTCAAATAAAGTAATCAAAGAAGATGTACAGAAGGCTGGCAAGAAACATTTTACGAGAGAAATACTACATCTATGCAAGACTCGTTCAGAATTATCTTATTTCGAGACGTACGAGATATTTACACGAGATGCTTTAGTTACACACGAATACTATAATGATTGGGTCACTTGTCGAATAAGGAAAGATAATCTTATATCAAAACCGGACACCATTACTTATAATAACTCATCACCTAAATCCAATGGTTATAGTCAAAGATTACCAAGAAAGTAACATGTTTGCCCAACTCATACTAGATATAGTGTTATAATGAATGATGATATCAAGAGAGATATTGAACTCTCATTGAAAACATTTAAACCGATAATACGACAATATTGGTGGATTAAGTTTTCTAATTATAAAGGCAATATACTTATTTTTATTGGGTCTATATTATCAGGCCAAGTAGTCACAAAATACTTTAAAGATGAAGATTTAGCTGTTGACTATGTCAATTGGATTTTACATCAAGACCCCTCCACACACGGCATCGATATAGAAAGTTTGCCACAAAAACACTCCAAATAAAGCTCGAAAGTGCTTGACATTTACTCAAAATAGTGATATACTCCTGTATGAAGATGTCGAATTAGGCATCAATTTTATTTATATTATGGAGTTACACTATGAGCACAGCATTAAAACTTACAGAATTATCACAACCAGTTGCATTTAATGGCCAAAAAGCTAAAGATTTTATGAAAAATAATCCAGAATTATTTCAATCTAAAAGACAAGGGCCGCTAAATTGGGACGACCTTAAAGTAAAAGGTGATTTTATATTATTTCCTATATCACTGTTAAAGGCAAAGGGCGAAAAAGCAAAATTATGGAGACCTGCAGCTCCAGTATCAAAGAAAATGAAGCTTAGTGTTAAGTTTAACGAAGACTCAAATCTTTTTGTAATTCAACACAACGGAAATAAATAATCTTTTATGAAAAATGTATGTGCAAATTATGGTTGTAATTCTAAGCGCCACGATAATGGTAATGGAAAACTTAGGCCTTTATGTGGAACATGTCATTTAGGTAAAATAAGAAAGAATATAAAACCTATTAAAACAGGAATATGTTCAAATCAAAACGGAAGATTAGGACATTTGTGTCCAACAGATTATAGTGAAGGGTCAATAGCTATAGGACTTACAGAACTTGACCATATAGATGGTAATTGTATGAATAATAGTCCAAATAATATACAGGAGTTATGTAGACCTTGCCATATAGCAAAAAGCAAAAAGAATGGCGATTTTAGTAGACAAGTTCATATAAAGAGTAGTGATATACCACCAACAATAGTAAATCCTAGTCCTGCTCAATTGAAGGCTCTAGGTTTTTCTCTATGATATCAAATCAATCAACATTTGCATTTTGGGTTAAGTGGTTATCTACGATAGCTGCCTGCGGTTGTGCATTAGCATCTGCATTAGAAATGTTCCCACTAAATGTCTGGTTAGGTACTATAGCAGGTATCGGATGGGTTTACATCGGAAGTCTCTGGCGTGAACCAAGCGTTATCATAATAAATGTAATGATGGCGGTATTATATGGATATGGTGTAGTGAGAACTTTCCTTTGATAACTTTAGGTGAAGACCAAATATCAGATGAAGAAGCTCAAGGGATAATAGAGGATATGGACAGATTGTTCGGTCCTTTACCCAATCCTATACATGAACCTAAAAGAAGTAATAGTTTTTTAAAAAGGTATCGATATCATTTGATTCAGACAAAACAAAAGATACCTGGGATAGAATAAGGTATAAATAATAATTGCTCACAAGGCATTTATTTTTTAATTTAATCCCAAAAGGAATAGTAAAATGACAGATACACAGCAACAAGATGGCTGGGATAGTGATGAAAATCATCAGCAAAATCTCGACCAGCAACAACAAGAAGCTGAGATGTTAGCAACAAAAGAAACTAAAGAAAAAAACAGAAGAATGTTTGACGCTTTATCTGATTGTGATTAATTAAAATTTATATTATGGAGTTATATTATGGATTATGTTCTACTTTATGCATTTATGTTTTTCTACGATACAGTAGAAGAGCATTATCAAGCAACTGCACCGGCAACTGAAATAAGCCTGGTCGCACCCTCAGATTACCAACCAAAACATATAGCACTTCTCAATAATGAATAAGCGCCAGTTCATTAACTGTATTAATAATCAGCTAATACAATGTCGAGATTCATTAGATATGTTTTACATACATCTATTTTATTCGAACAAAAGATTGCCTCTATTACTAGTGGTTTTTGTTATAATACTATCTATACTATGGACATTGATAAGTGATTTCCATAAAGACCATCAACATGGTTATGTAGAAATTATGACAGAAGAAATAATAGTTGAACCAAGTTTTACTGATAAGGTTGTAGATGGTATCGTAAACCTTAATAGTCCTGATACAATCGAAGTACAAGTTGATGAATTTATGTCAGCTGTTACTCCAATAGAGCCTGATTCAGAATGATTGGCGATTGGCAAGTTACAGAAGTGATTGATAAAATTAAGGCAATGCAATACTACGATATAGAAGTGAGTATTGAGAAACCATTTAACTTACCAAAGAACATGCCATTTAAATTAGAAATGAAAGATGGTGAGGCGATATTTAAAGTATTGGCATTAAGCGAACATGATGCATATGAAAAGATATTCACATGGCTCAACGACTCTCCTGATTGGGAGAAAGGTTGGTCTGATGATAATGAGGGTGGAAACCCATATGGTGAAGATATTCAATGATACCTCAAAAGCCTAAACCTTGGACTAGAAGAGCAATAGAATTGTTTAGTGATAATTTGCCATTTGGACACAAGGTAGAGAAAGACAAAACAAAATATAATAGAAAGATTAAACATTCGAAATCAAACAAGGAGTTAGATGATGCCAGCGATTAGTGATGCAGATAAAAAAGAAATATCAGGTGCAATGCAAGAGTTAAGCAATTGTATGCTACGAACCGGAGCTGAGAAAGATTTGATGAAAGAGATTGTGTCTAATCTCCATGAAAAATTTGAGATACCTAAAAAGGTTATTTCTAAGATGGCGAAAGTATACCACAATCAAAACTTAGCAGAAGAAGTTTCAACTCATGATGAGTTTGTAATATTATATCATCGTATAACAGGCGAGGGATAATGAAAAAGGGCAACGCCCCACAAAAATGTGGTAAATGCGGCAAGAAAAACTTGCTTGAAGGTAATTACATTGAGATTGAAAAACACCCAAGACGTATTGGAAAGTATAAGATTTATGAAATTATAGTCTTATGTGAAGAATGTGCAAGTTTGGGAACATGATAGGAGAATTAAATTATGATGAATCCATTTGATAAAGGCGACCAAGATGGTGCAATATGGGAATATCTAGATGACCTAGATTTTTACGCTGGGCATCCAGAAGAAGGTTGGAGTTCTAAGAAGAAAATGTATGAGATATTATTTCATATTCAAACTTCAATGAAATCTCTCACAAAATTTAAAGACGAGGACGAATGGGTCAAGGCCCGTTTAGAAACGATAGAAGCTGATATAGTTAAACGCAAGTCCAAGTAATGGATATTAAATGGATTTCAACTGGCTTATTAGTAACAGGTGCAACAGCATTAGCCTTACAATTGCCCTACTATAAGTATTGTTTTCCAATGTTCATATGTGCTCATATTATATTAGCATATCAATTTGGAGTAAAACATAAGAACTTACCCTTATTCATGCAGAATTGTTATTTCATTGGACTGAATTCAATTGGATGTTATGTTTGGTTATTTACAGCTGAGACCGTTCTTGGATGAAGAAATACATTCCCGAGATTTTAAATGAAATAAATAGCGATACATCTAAAATAAAAGAATACGAAGAGAAAAAACCAATACTCAATCTTTTATTTAAGTATGCGTTTGACCCAGAATATAAGTTTTTGTTGCCAGAAGGCGACCCACCATTTGAACCAAATCCCGATAACATTGGTCTGAATGGTCTATTAACTGCAGAGATAAAAAAGCTCTATGTCTACACAAAAGATAATCCAAATATGGAACCTTTTAGACGTGAGATGCATTTTGTTGATTTACTAAAAGATATACATGTAGATGAAGTAAAAGTTTTACTGGCAGTTAAGAACCAAAATTTGGGTAAATTATATCCAAAGATAACAGAACAATTTCTAAAAGAATCGGGATTCTATGCACACCAAGATTAGAGATATTATCAATAGCAAGATGAACTTATTGGAACAATATGTAGATGAGAATTTACATATCAGTTCACCATCTAAAGTTGCCGTCCTCATCACAGAAATCCACCAATATTACACACAACTTGAAATTGAAGACCGACAATATGTCGATGTCATAGATGATATGATTAATCGAGGTCAAGGTCATAGGAACATCTTACATTAACTATATGAGACCATACAATGCCAAAGATAAAAGTAGACTATAAACAGTATATGAGATTTCATAAAATAATAGATAGTATGGTGGTTGACATGAGAACCCATTTAAATGCAGTAACAGATGTTGAACTAAGAAAGAAGTTAAATTATATATTACAAGACTATCGAAATAGAATTTATAAATTGGAGCTAGATGATGTTACGGAAACTGTTAAGAAAAGTACTTGAAACTGTGGTTGATATTGCAGCTTATAGTTCAATAGTAATTGTTATTGTAGGCGTATTCCCATTTATGGTCATTGGCATGTTTGCATATAAAACATTTGCATTTGTGTATAATCTAAAATGCCTAAAGTAAGACCAACCGACAGATATAAAAAGAAAGAATGTCCTACATGTGAAGAAACACATCGTAAGAAAGGTCCTTATTGTTCACTAGAATGTTCTTACAAGAAAGTACAAGTAATGCCACAAGAAGGTAAGGACAAAATCTCAGCATCGATGCGTGAACAACACAAACAACCAGACCGAATCGCCCATGCTAGACTCCTACAGCAAGGCATTGCCGTTAAGGCAGAAGACTTTGCTATAGAAATTCCAGATATTCCTGATTTAAGTGAATATGAAGGCTACCTAAAAGGTGAAGACTGGTAGTTTAGTGGGTAAGTATGTAACAGTATGTAAAGATTAATACTAACACTGCTACTAGATTAATAATCCAGAAGTTTCTCAACCATCCATCCATTTATTCATGTCCATGAAGGCCATGAATATCAATATCATTCCTGATAACATCAACCAACCATTTGTTGGGTTATCTGCAAATGCACCGGCTATACATAACAATCCGATTAGCATTGTAATTTTATTACGCATTTTTTCCATAATTATGCTCCTTTAGTAATAAAATTATCCAGTGAATTAGAATCAATTTTATTAAAGTTGTTTAATTCAATATTTTCCAGATGTTTTCTCTGACTAATAAAAACTCTATCTGTTTCATTTGAGTAAGGTAATAAAAGTGATTTACCATTTGTTGGGAAAGACATAGTTCTGTGTTTTATCTTGGCTTTAATTGATGCTTCATAACTTCTTGTTATCTGAGCAAATTGGTCAGGATAAAAATGACAAATAGGTCGGCCATCGGCTGAACCAAATATGGTTGTTACTTTACCCCATAGATTCTTTACAGTCAATGATTCTCTATTAGATTTATTTTCAATAGAATCATGGTCATTTTCAAACTCTTCATATAATCCTTCTTTCCAATGAAACCACTCAGAAGGTTTTTCTGGATGCCAATATATTCGATTTGCTTCATATTTTTTATGTAAAAATGATTCAAAATTCATTGCTGCTTTTTCATTCCTACAAGGTATCACATTTATAATTCCTAAAGCGTGAGAATTGCCTGTTTGAAGGCTTTTCATCCTTTCTATAGGGTCGCCTTTGCCTATCTTTACAGCATTACTAGCTTTATCAAATATAAGATAAACATTTGCTTTCTTATTCATTTACTTCTCCATAATATAAAACTACTTAATAATCATAAGGCGAATCAATCTCATATCCGTCAGCACCAAACTCTGCAGGACGAGTCGCATAAACATTTCGAGTTACGCCACTCATTCTTCAATCTCCCACATAAGAACATCACCTTTACCTATGAATACCCACC